CTGCGTGGCACCATTGGACACTGTGCCTGTGTATTTGGTATACACCATCAGGATCTCAGTGTCGCTTTTTTTCATAATGTCAAATGCACCAGGAACTGTGGTCCATCTACCACTGGTGCTGCTGGTGTCACTGAATATATAGAATGCTCCACCTTGACTGTTTTCTAGATCAACACCACTGACAGGACTGCTGCCACCACCACGAAAATACACAATGTCAGGAGTGCTTGACGTGGGAGTAAAAGAGATTGTGCCCAGTTTGATGTTGTTGTTGGTCACACCAGAAGGTGTTACAACACCGCCACCTAATGCAGTGGTAATATACACATTGGCTCCTGAGGCAGTCATGTCCACATTGAAATCGTATGTTTGTCCTCGCAACAACCAGGCATTGGGCCATATGGGATTGTCACCAAGATAAGGAGTCATAAACGCACCAAGAGGTGTTGCACCAGCAAAATTTTGTGTGACTGTGAATGCGTAGCCAGCGGCAGTGACCTTGGTGCTGACCAGGTTGTCAGTGTATGCAGTGGTGCCGGTCAAGACCACTTGCATGGTTATGATTTGTTGACTTTGTGCAAGATCGCTGGCAGGTATGTCTGTTTGTCCGCGCCACACTGCCAGGCTTGTTCCAGAAAAATTGGGCACAGTTCGCAGTTGACCAGTTTGTCCAATCAGGGGATCAATAATTTTTGTGAACCCATTGACCATGATTGGATGTGGCCAGTTACTGGTAGTCAGATCATAATGGCAGTTGACAAAACTGGTTGTGGTAGACACCGCTGGTGGGTTGAACACTGATGTTGATTGCGGATACCACCAATGTATTCCTTTGTAGGTGCTGCCTGAAAAGGTCAAGTTTGCTGAGTCCTGGATGTCATTGTTGGGTTTTGATTGTCGTTGAAAAACACCAAGACCGCTTGGACCTGCAAGAATATGACTAACAACTACTGGGAATGTTGTGCCATTAAATGTGAGTTTTGGTTGTATAGTCAAGGTGCTTGAGCCCATGGCAACATTGCTATAAATCACACTGTTGAACTGATCACCTGCATCAGCACCAACTGTGCGGGCAGTGGTATTGCCATAAAAACTACCAGGGCTACTGGAAGTGACAAAAAGTCGTGCTGTTGTGTTGCTTTGATTGCCTATGTTGGCGCCCATCAAATCACTCACTGCACTTCGCACCACTGTGGCATTGTTGCTGACACCAATCACATGCTGTGGTCCACTGAGCACACTGGCACTGTTGGCCTGCAGGCCTATCATGGTCAGCAAAACATTGGCATTGCCCACATTGCTGTTTTCACGATGTGCATAAGCCCAGTGTGGATCAAGAGTGCCTGCATGGTATCCCACATAGGCCAGGGTGTTTACACCAGTGTCTCGTGAGCCTGATTGAAACAGATTGACCACAGCCACATTGCCAGGCTGCGCACGATATTTGAGATTGCCAGCAGTGTTGGCAAATTCAGTCTGTGCAAAATTACTGAAATAGGTTTGTGTTCTTGTGCCATCTGGCGACACAACATTGGCTGGATTGGTAAGACTGTAGGTGAGATTTCTTACACCTCGCCCAATTGACGGCACATTGGCAACCGCAGCATTGCTTTTGACAAATGCAAGATTGGCCAGGTGTTGATTGAGTGGCACAATATTACCTTGCAAGGTCAATGTGCCCACATTGCCCACTGCTGAAAAAGTATTGGTTGTTAAAGTGGGTCCTGTGCTGGTCAAGGTCACTGCATTTCCATTGTCCTGAGTGCTAATGGTCATGGTGTAAAGACCAGCAGGGTTGTTGGTGTTGATCAGCACACCTGGTGACACAGGTGTCACGATTGAATCTTGTTCATTTACGTTATTGCCAAAAAAGTTGTAGACCAAGTTGCCAGGATTGCCCACTGGAAACAATTCAGGCACATTGACCAAGTTCACATTCACTGTGTATAAAAACACACCTGAATTAAAGATGTTGCCTGTCAATCTCACATTGCTGTTGTGTGAAAATTCACCAGTGTTATCAAACCCTAAAGAAGTTCCTACTGTGGCCACTGTGCCAAGATAATCTTGTGCAGATTTAATGCCTGTGATAGTGAGCACATTGCCAGCATAGGTGCTGCTGACATTTGACACAGCACCTGGATTGTTCAGACTCACAGTGACATTCTGATAGGCACTGGGTATGTTGCCCCAGTCGAAACTATGCGTGATCACAGTGTTGCTCTGTATGTTGCCCAGTGTTTTGACTAGATCCACGCTGGGCACACGCACAGTGTATGCAGTGTCTTCTTGCTGAACCACATTGGCCACAGCACTAAAACTGACATTTTCAATGGCCACTGTATTCAGCTGTGCCAGACTGTCCATTACACAGGCACTCCGCGATAATCCACAGCAATATTTCCTGCAAGATCGTTGGTGTTGATTGTGGTCACTGTGTAGGTCACATTGCCTGCTTCGCCCACTGTGGGATTGACCTGGGCACGAGCAGCATTGTAGTCAAGGATGTCCAAGATACCAGACACCACAGCAGTGTTGGCTGCAGTGGTTATGCTTAGAGTGTGTGTGGCAAAACTGCTGCTGGGAAATGTAAAATTCACAGTGGTGGCTGTGTTGGCTGCAAAAGTCAAAGTGATACCATTGCCAGTCAATGCACCAAATGTTCTCACTGTGTTCCAGGCCACTGGCACGTGTTGAAACACATTGCCCACTGACCGATCAATGGTGACCACGTTGGCTGTGTAGGTGACATTGGCTGCTGAAAATGTGTTTAGATCACTGAGACTCATCATACGTTGATATCTCCTGCAGGTATAGCACAACCATAGCGTGTGCTGACCATGTAGTCACGTATGACATCACCAGGCAAGGTCATTGAATTGGTGATGTTGAATCGCATGTTGGGTATTTGCGTGAGTCCAGATTCTGGTGAATACGTGATCTTGACCACTGCAAAGATCAAGTCTTCCATCATGTGCAACGTGGTCCAGCCAGGCACAATGTCATAGGCTGGATCTAAGCTGCCATTGGTGTAGTATTCTGGCACCTGTGGTGTGTCGCTGTCACCAGCATAGCAATACACTTCTACCACACCTGCATAGGCAAAATTTTTGTTGCCATCGCGGTCAATGCTGTAAGCACAGTCTATACCATTGCTTTCAAATATGATACGTTCGTCATTGAGATACACGTCATTGAACACATAAGCACTGGGATTGCCTGTGCTCAACAATGTGCCTGTGCGTTCACTAATGGTCAGCACATAAAACATGTTGCGGTTGTCACTGCTGAGTCTGGCATCATTGATGATACCTCCCAGGGTAGATCTACCATAACACACAGGAATCTTTTGATCAGCTGCTGGTGGCACTTGCAATCGCACTCCCTGATCAACTCGTGCTTTGTATGGACGCACTGTCTGCAACTGACTGTTCTTTTCACTGTTGATGCTGTTGCTGACTTTGTTTAGCCCCAGTCCCAACAGTGCAATTTTGGCAAGACTGCCACCAATGCTGTTGCCACCACTGAGAAAATTGCCTACTCCACTGATCAAGTCATCAAAGAAACTCATGCTGCCAACCTTAATGGTGCGCCAAAATTGAAGTTGGCATCTACCAGCGTGGGCACCCGATCCATGCTGACATCTGTGGGGTAGAATTTTTTCTGATCATCAGGATTGGTTCTACGCCCAGTGACTCTTCGTTCAATCATGCCTATCTCACTGGTGCAAGCAAAGTTGATTGTGACTGTGCTGTTTTTGCCACCAGGTTCAAAGTCTTCACTGAGTCCAAAATTGTTTATGATACCTTTGAATTTGATTGCAGGATTACCTGCTATGCCCAACAAGGTATTGGTCACAGCATCAAATATACCACGGTATATAATCACTTCAGCACCTTTGAGATTGTAGGTCAACACATTGCTCATGTTGGTGGTGTTGATACCACTGATGCCCACATTGATTTCACTGCTGCTGAGTCGGAGTTCGCTGGTGGTATCTCCCACTGTCATCAAACTGCCCAGTCCGGTATAACTCACACCCGCAATGGTCAGCGGACGATAGTAACTGCTAAAGGTCAAATCACCTAGAGAGGTGTAGCCACTCTCAATTTTCACAAACAGTGCAGTGGCTATACTGGGATAAGTGCTTAAATCTAAACTCATACCATGTTCTCATAAAAAATAAAACTGCCTGACCAGCTGACTTGATCTCTTGCAAATATAGTCCAGGTTGGCAATTCATAGCACAGCACACTCCAGGTCACTGCCGGACCAACCTTGAGTGTGCCAGAGCCTGTGGTATCCAGCACTGGTCTATGCACAGGCACAGTGTTGGTGCCACTGGCCACATCAGCAGTGACCCTGTAAACACGACCTGTGGCCAATTGTATGATATCACCTGCACGGAAATTGAATCCTGATCCTGCTTGACCGCTGGTGAGTGTGATGCTCATGGCACCATTCACCCAGCTGGCAGCAATGGCAGCACTGTTGGCTGCTGTGCCTTGATAAGGTATCAACCAATCATTGTATCCAGCATTGTTGATTTGCACTGTGCCCACAGTGGTTCGGTCCAGGGCTTCAATTTTTGCAATGTATTGTCTTGCTTGATTCCAAGGTATGCCATCCGGCAGTTTGACATCAAAGCGCCAGGTCTGACCACCACGACTGGTTGTTCTCAAAGTTTGATCACGTGTGAGTGTGCTGCCCACAATGCGTTTGGTGTCAATGCTGATTGATTCTGCGTTGTCAAACACATATTGAAATGCTGTTGTCATTATCTTCCTCCAGGTAGTGATCTACGACCTTGCTCGCTGACTGCAAACAAGAAACTTGGATCACGTGCTATCATTGCCTTGAAACTGGCAGCGTCCACTGCATTGATGTTGTATGTGACATTGGTGCCCATGGGTGTTACACTAGCAGGTCCACCAATCAGTTCTGGACCTGCTTCGCCGGCAATGCCAAATCGGCCTTGTGGTATCATGCCACCATTGGCAAAGAATCCAGAGAACAGGCTCTTGATACCGCCACCAATTGTTTCTAAGATGCCACCACCGCCACTGCTGCTGCCGCCACCAAATATGCTACCTACGGCTTTGGTAATGCCGCTGAGTATACCACCACCACTGCTGCTACCACTAGTGCTGGGACTGCTTCTGCTGTTGTTGCTTGATCCACCACTGAATATACTGCCAATGCTGCCAATGAGATCACCTAAGAAATTGCCACCACCGCCGCCACCGCCGCCGCCGCCTGTTTTCATACCGCCAATACCACCAAACGTCTGTGCAATGACATCTTTGATTTGTGATCGCAGTAGGTCTTCCAGGATGCTGGCAACAAAACTCTTGAACTCAAATTTGCCAGTCTTGGCAAAATTTACAATGGCATCTTCCATGCCTTGTGTGGCATTTCTAAACAGGCTCTCAGCACGGCTTGAAGCGTTGGTTGCTGCATCATAATATTCATTGAATGCTCTTTTCCATCCTGTGGCAAATGATCTGGCTTTCTTGTTGTTTTCTTCCAGTTGACGTGTGAGTCGGCCACTGCCTTTGATGGCCTCATCATAATATTTTTTCTGTTCTTCAATTGGCAAATTCTCGCCTCTACGTGCTTCTTCAGCACGAATGGCTTCCCGGGCACTGTCTCTGGCAGCGGCTGCAATGTCATAGTATTTTTGTTCTATGTCACTCATGCCAGTTTTGGCCATTTCATCTTGCAAGCGCATGAGTTCATCTGTGAGACGAATCTCTTCTCGCTTCTGAAACTGCACAAATTCAAATTTGCGTTGTTCTTCAATCAGTTCACGTGTGCTGGCTTTGACCCGATCAATGCCTTCACGTGCGGCTGCATAATAACTTTGTATTTCTTCTGCACTAAGAGTGGCACCTCTGCGAGCCTGTTCAGCAGCAATTTCTGCTTCAGCACTGGCCAGGGCTGCTGCTTCAATTTCCAAATAGGCCCGGGCCACTTCAGGCAAGAACACGCTGGCTGTTTGCTGTGTGAGACCATTGAGTTCTCGTTGTAGATCTGTGATCCGTGCTATACCAAACAATCGTGCTTGTTCCGCACTTTGTGCTTTGACATTCAAGGCCACACTGTTTTCTAGACTGGTCTTTTGCACATTGAACAGGATTCTTGCAGCATCAATTTGTTTGTTGATGGCGGCTTCAGCACCACTGTCACGTTCTTCTTTTGAAAGGTTTTGTTTTTGTTGTCTCAATCCAGCAATCACACGCTGATAGTCTTCTGTGGCTGCTGTGAGTGCTTCAGTGAGTTGTCGCTGTTCAGCCGTGGCGCCAATCAATCGGGTGTCGGTGTCTAGATTGGCAATTTTGGTTTTGTTCTGGCGTCTAAATTCTTCTGTGGTAGCACGTATGCTGGCCAATAATTTATCGTATGCTGTGGTGTCTACTTTCCTACCTGATTGGCCAGATTCAACATTGCGGCCAGCAGCAGCAACCTTTTTCTGTGCCATGGCCAGGCGTTCACTTTCCAATCTTGCTTCACGTGTTTTTTCAGCCAGGATCTCAAAAGGTGTGCCTAGTCCTACACCAGCAATGGTCAGCAAGCCGCCTAGGTTTAGAATGTCAGCAACTAATTCGCTAAGGCTTTCTGTCAGTCGTGCCAGCACATTCTGCGCCACAGCGCCAAAGCCATCAAACATTGTCATGGCAGCAAACACACCAGATGTCAACACACCAATCAGAATGGCTCCTGATCTCAAGATTCTCAAGAACGGTGAATTAGCAGCAAATAGACCTGCGGCACCTGCCAACCTAGCGGCCAAGCCCAGTTTCTCTGTGGCTACCGCTGCGGTAGTGGCTGCCGCACCAACGGCTTTGACAGCGACCACTGCTGGTCTGATCACCGTCATCAATGCTGCTAATCCTCGACCTATTGTTCCTAGGCTTCTG